CGTGGATGTCGACATAAGAGTACAGGACTCCATTTGTGTCTTTTGCTTCAGCGACATCAACCGTTGCCAATCGATAATCCCCATCGCGTATCATGACCTTGGTCGCCTCTACTTTATGGCCAGCTATCATTAAATAGTCATGTGACCCACCCTCGCCGCTTCCAGTTTGGCTATTGATTGGATAGGCGGGGGTCGAGTGCAGGTTGGGAACATTGGTTCCATCGGCTCGGATGCTGTTGGACGGATTCCCAAAAACAAGCGGGTAGGGCTTGCCGTTTCCAATGTCATCGGGCACGAATTCGAACTTTGATATGTTGATGAGGTTGTCTTGGTCGAGTAGATACCCGGACATGTCATAGGGTTGTTGTTCGACACTGAAGGCGGCAAAACCTTCGGGCTCTTCGGGGTCGCCGATAATGGGTTGGCTTATCTCCCCTTCAAACAACAGAATCCGGTCTTCCCAGGTCTGAAGGGGTTGTCCATTTCGGACCATGATGTAACTGAGTTCGGCCCGTGCCCCATCTAGTATTCGTCCGCCTCTGAATTCTTGGACCATGTTGTGGGGGAACACAACAGCGACCGAGACGCTATTGGCTTCCACTGACAGTTCGAACAGGTCCGACTCCTCCACATAATCCAATTGGTCGAGTTGCCCTTGGAACTGATGGTCCCCGTTCGAATAAGGGATTTCGACTGGGATGTTCGAAAATCGGTAGATAGCGCCACCCCAATCCACGACGAGCAACCAAACAAGGTCGGCTCCCTTATAGTCGTTCTCATTTAGTACTCGTCTAAATGTCATCGGATTTCGTCCAGTTGAATAGTAGCGACTCTGAAGACCTCACCTTCTCCGAGACCCTGTAGTTCGTCTCCGACAATGTTCGTTATCTGGACTGGGTCAGTTATTCGACAAGTCATATGGTCGCCCCTTCGGTTTAAGACTTGGACGCTGTTGTCTCCGTCAATCGAGCCCGTGAAGCGTGGGATATAGACAGTCTGATGAACGCCGCCCTCGAGATAGCGATAAAATCCTTGTAGGGCACTGGGTGCGTCTCCGACATTGGCGAGGGCGTCCCCACGGTTCGAGCCCCTCCAATAGTCGGGTTCGCTGTTCTCGCTGTACAGGTCCGAAATGTCGACTCCATCCGCCCAAGCGATTTGAACGGACCGTCCATTGTTCCCCGTGTTACGGCTAAAGACCGTTCCGTCCAGACTCTCGACATCCTCAATCCCCTGAGACTCGGTTATTCGTCGGCCTCTTGAGTATTGCCGCCCAGGGATAAACATTGGGCCGGCTGTCAGAAGACCAATTTCGAAATAATCTTCGACTGTCTGTTGAGACGATATTTCTATTGCAATCGCTTTCATGTCTCGAAGCGGGGTTGTGTGGGTGTTGTCGAGATATATCAAGACCGAACAACTGTTCGGGATGATTGTCGCCGTTCCGCTTGTCGGTTCGGTTCCGTCGGCACCCTCTAAGGTCAAGACTGAAAACTTCGACGAGGTGACAATGAAGGGTCCTTCGCTATTCGACGCTATCTTTCGATACTTGACATTCCCCGCTCCGTCGTCTAGTTTCACCCTCCAACCCTTGCATTCATTGAAGAAGAAATAGGGATGGTCAATCGTTCCACTCGTGGCGCTTGATATGATGGTCGCACCTGTCCGGGTGAAAGCTGCCGAATAGACATTGTTGTCGACTGTGCCAATCGTTGTCCAACTGGTTCCATCATGGGTTCGGATTGTGAAGTTTTGGAAATTGATGTTTTCAAGACAAACGCCCAACATATCGTTTTCGAGTTCAGTCTTCTCCTGAGAAGGGTCGACATATAGCGCTATTCGAGACGACGGAATCGGTCCGGTTTGGCTTGGGGTTCGCCATGTGGTTCTCGTCGTGGGGCTGATAGAATACACGATGTTCTCTATTGGATAGTCGAAACGGGGCTCGATTTGCCATTGGTCGACTTCTTGGGTTGCTCCGTCCCTCGTCAGAATGAACAAGTCCCCATCCAGTTTCACCGAAAACCCTAGTCCTGGGAAGGGACGAGACCACAATTCACGGTCGTTTTGTCCGTAGGCCAACTGTCGCCCTGTGTGGGTGTCATAACTCACATGTGCTTCATAGACGGAAATGTCACGGGTTGAGCCGGTGTCGATTGCGCCAAAATACATGTATTGAGTTGTCGCCGTTCCACTTGTCAGGCTGGACGAGTTCGCAAGATTGGACCATGTGCGTGACAGTCCTGTGGCGTTAGCTCGATACCATGCATAAACATTTGAATCGGAGATAGCCAATAAAATATCAGCCTCTTGGGTCATGTTAACCGTTCGAAGGGACCCCACCCTCGCCCCCGCTTCTTCGTCGAAAAGGTCGAGTTGAGTCGCACTTGCCCGAACGCTTACTTTGTATGAGGTTGTCGCCCCATCGCTTATCTGAAGTTGTAGAATCGGCTTAAGAATGACCCCAGTCGTCACCTTGATGTGGATTCGGGCTATCATGCCTGTTTGAAGCCCCCCGGATAAACTTGTCCGGGTGAAATACTTTTCGTTTGTTGCGTCCGTGGTGATGTTAACATAACCATTTTCGAGGGTATCGGTCCCCGCTCCAACGATACCCCAGCCAACTGAGTCGGGGACCTGAACGGCGAACCAGTTTATCGCCCATCTCATGCGACGAGTGTCATCGGCGAACAGAACATAAGGGGGAGCCGTCACAGTCGAATAGCCGCCTATTTGGAGACATCCTAATATTTCGTTGTATGAACTCGCCCCTGTGCCTGCTGTGTTGTGGAAGACAAGCCCCTCGCCGCCCTGGGAACATCCGACGAAGTTGGTCAGGTGAAGAACTGGGGCGGTTAGAAAGTTATTGATTTGTCCGGCGGGCTGGTTGGTAAATACCGAACCACCTGTTCCCATGCCCGACCAGTTCTTTCCACCGTCGTCCGATTGGAAGATTTGAGTCGTGTCTTCCCCGCTTGATGTCCCTTGGATTTGTCTTGCGATGGCGTAATATTTGCCATCGGTATCTATCCACACTGACAGTTCGCCCTCATGGGTGAATGCTGTCCCTGTTTGGAAATCTGTATCTGTCGATATGTCATACTTGATAGAAGACGAAATCGGGCTGGTTGCGCTCGCCATAGCACCAATAACCAAGACCCTCGGGCTCGCAGGGAATTCGATATAGCTTACATGGAAAGTTCCGTTCACCACCTGAAGACCATGTGAAAAATAGCCGGCGTCGTTGTTCTCGGCTATTAGGTCATAACTCAAACCCTGATTTGTCGATAGATACTGGAGAAGAACAGGGGCCGCATTCCCTAGCGTCGTATTGTGCTTGATGATATGGGCCGTCATAAGGGTTTGACCACCAATAGACCTGACTCGAATGTCTGAAAGGTCGACACCCGCCGTCCCCGCTCCGAACGACCCTTTGTTCTCGATTGATAAGTTTATGTTATCGAACGCGACCGCTTCAGTTGATACTTGAGACCATGTCGTTCCCGCGTCTTCGGTCCTGTGGACATTGATTTGGGCGAGTTCGTCGTCTTGGTCAACTGTCCAGTGAACGAGAATAATCGACCCGTCCTCAAGCTCGCACAATCCAGAGAACAAGAAGTCTTCGGCGATTGAAGCGTCACTCGAATATAGACTTGTGGCGGTTGAATAGGTCCCATCCGTCGACCGCTTAATGACCATGACATCGAAGACCCCGCTATCTTGCTTCTCGCATGAGATATAGACCGAGCCGTCGGTGGCCTGAAGACAATCTCGTGGAATAAATTTTAGAGTATTGGACCCCACAACCCGCTCCCACCAAGTGTTGAAGTTATAGCTGTCTCGCCCATAAAAGTCCCCACTTGTTCCCGGTCTCCATTGAAATTGGGACCGTCCACCGAGACCAACATGTCCCGCTCGAACCGTTCGAACTTGGACTGTGTCGCCCTCTTGCATTGTTCCCGAGGACTGAAGAACCATTGGCGAGTTTTGAGAAGCCACTGGAACACCTGCGCGGGGTGTGCCCTGTTGGGCGGTCGTCTCATCCATCCAAAAGGAATCGACTGTGAATTTTAGGGGAGATATGAACCCCCTCATTTGGTTTGGTGTTCTGTCCGTTCCCATTAATAAACCCCGCTTCCTATTGGCTTAAACCGTTTCGTCAAAACGCTTTGTCGACGAAGAGCACTTTTATTATAACGGTCTAGGTGCTTGAATGGGGAAATAACAACGACTTGAGGCCCACTCGTTTCCCCTCGTTGGAGCGCATCGACACCCCGTTCTCCTCCGAGGCGGTCCACGGTCGAACGGTCCAATATTGCCTCGCCTTGTAGGGCGCGAACGAAGGTTTCGTCGGGTCGAAGAGGGTCTCGGTTTCCAATCATTCCGCCCATGTCGAAGGTTGGGGGAGGTTGTGCAACGACTGCGGCGGATTGTGCAGCCCCTGCCGCAATGAGTGCCCCAGTCGCAATCCCCCCGGCGATTGGTCCTAGGGCGGCGGTTGCCTTGGTTACAGCGACAGCGGTATTCACTGCGATGTCGGTCAATGCGGCGGATTGTTTGAGATAATGAAGTTTTACCGCCTGTTCTTTTGTTATTTGGCCTGTATCAACCAATACACTTTCGATAGCTGTCGCTGCGGACATGGCAGAATTTGCCATTATACTAATAAAAGCGCGACGGGCTTCGGTTTCTGCGGCTATTCTCGACATGTTTCGTTGATGGGCTTTATCCTGCTTTTCGTCTCGAACTGCGATGGCTGCTAGTTCGGCTTCTTCTACGGCCCCCGTTATTTCCTTCAGTTCTTCTATTCTAGCGAGTCGCTGTTCGAAGTGCATTTGCTCCAATTCTTCTTCGGTCATGAGGGCCTGAACTGAACTCGTTCTTATCCCCACCAATTCCTCGAGGGCCTTCGCTTGTTGGGCGGCGGTGTCGTCTGCTTTGGCGGGCTTTATTTTGTCGTTTGCTTCCGCCCTGTCTTCTGCTGCGGCGGCGGCGTCTCTGTCCGCTTGGGCTTGTTCTGCGGATTGGGCTATTATTTCACGGCGCAAGGCTTGAAGTTCTGAGACCTTATCGGCGGCGGTCTCGAAAGCGCTCCCGAGGTTGAGAATAGCGTCGACATCCTCACCCATCGCTTCAATCACCTGTCCCGTTTCCGAAATTGCGTTTTGTGCCAACTGTGCAGCCTCTGCGAACTCACCCTCGAAAACCTTTATTGTCGCCTGTCCGAGTCCAACGATTGAGGTCAATACGGCTTCAATCGACCGAGACATCAAACTGAAATTCGCTATCACTGCGTCGATGACATCGCTCGCAATCGACCCGAAGAAGACTATCCCATCCGATATTTTAAATAGCCCGTCGCTAAGGTCCGCCGTCCCTGTCACGCTTGATAGCAGTTGGGCCCCAACCCCTTGAAGAACCAATTGTATTTCAGCCATCGCCCGTTGAAATAATCCCATTTGGGCACTGTTTTCGGCCATATTGATTCCGAATTCTTTCGCCAAATCGTTGAACGCTTGCATGTTGTCAAGCGCTCCAGACTGAAGAAGGGCGGGTCCCGCCCTCAGTCCGAAAATCTGCATTGCAATTGCGCTCTTTTCGGTTTGGTTCTCTATCTCTGATAGGGAGGCGGTTATGTCGTTGAAGACATCGTCCGCATTTCGAAGATTGCCCTCGGCGTCCTTGGCATTGACACCCAAGCGGTCGAACGCTTCCGCAGCCGGTCCAGACCCTTCGGCGGCTTTGGCGATTGCCCCTTGAAGTTTTATGAGTCCGGGTTCGAGTTGTGCGAACGCAACCCCCGCACCTTCAGCCGCTAAACGAAGCCCCCCGAGGTTCTCGACTGTTAGACCGGTTTTTGTGGAGGCGTCGACCAACTCGTTCGACAGGTCGGCAAGATGTTGACCAAATGCAATTACACCCGCCCCCGCAACGGCGACACCTGCCCCAATCGCTGCGGCCGCTTTCCCTGCTTTCTTAAAACTTGCCCCGATACGCTTCGAAGATTTGGCGGCGGCTTGTTCTGTCTTTCGGAAATGGGCTTGCATCTCCTTAGACATCTTCTGGACTTGTTCTTCGGTTATGCCCGGAATGCGTCGGAGCTTTTCTTCTAGCGCCTTGGTTTGGGCTTCAATCTTGATTTGGATTGTCTTATTTACATCGGCCATTATTTCACCTTCTTGACTTCGTCCATCAGTTCATCCGCAAGGGCATTGACAATAGAATTCGTCGCTCGCTTGGTCGGCTTCCATAACAGTTCCCACCATACTAGACGACTGGGTGGGACTGTGGTTTGTTGCCCATCCCTATTCAGTGACGGCTTGACTTTTCCCGATAGGATTCCGGCGGCGTAGGGGGCGTCGTTCTCGAGCGATACCGTGATTCCATTATTCGTCAAGCCGAATCGGATTTCGAATGCGTCGACGCTCCCTTTCGAGTTCTTTCGACGGACCGGCCATTGTTCTTGGGCGTCGTTCTTAATCTTCGTCACTGTGTCTTCTAAGGTGCGCACGATGTCAGGATATGCCTTTCTAAGCATATCTTGAAACATTTCTTTATAGGGTCCTTCGAGGGTTACTTTCGCATTGCCTTTGATGGATGTGAACCGTCTACCGCTCATTTTCCCGCCTTTCCTTCAGTATAGCCAATTGTCTGTCTATTCGCTCTTGAGTGATTCTTTCTTTTCGGCGCTCCCTATCCTGTTTTGTTTCATGGGCTAGGGTATATTCGGCTATCAGAAGTTCTTGTTTGTCGTTGTTGAGGGAAGCGAACCAGAAAGGGTCTTTCCCCCATCGAAGGGAAATGGTTAGCCCTAAATGTTCGAGTTGTCCCCTTCGGGTTGTGACAAAAAATCGGCTGTCTCATCAACCCCCTTTTGACTGGGGAGCTTCTCCATTGACAAAGCCAAGACGAGCGAGCCATAAGAATAAATGTCCGGAATTGGAACACCACCTTCCAACAGCCACTCGACACAATCACGCCCATAATCCTTGATAGGTATAGATGTTTTGTGTCTTGGCTTCTTTGGATGGTCTACGGCATGGGCAATAGCTGCGGCGCAAATAAACCCTAGTTCCGTTCGATTGGGCTGTTCGCTCCAACTGGATACAAGTTCGAAAATGATAGCAAGCGACGACGGGACCCTAGGCGAGTATTCCCCCAGGGTGCCCAAAGTAAATTTATTCATGGGTGGGTCTCCAGTGAATGTTTATTAGGTTGGACCTGTGAATGTCACGCCACCGTAACAGGTAAAATTGAGGGTGAACGCATTTGGGTCGCCCTCTGCATAGGAAAGGACCGCCACGACCTTAGAAAAGGTTGCGGTGTGGTCGGCGTCGTCTCCAAAATCGGTTCCTTCGACGGTATAAACTATATCGACGGCGTGATGTTCGACAAAGACCGAACCACCCGACCCAGTCGAAATATTGGCGGCATAGTTTCCGGTTTTATTGATGAAGTCTTGAATCGAGCCGGCGTTCGCTGTGTCGGTGAATTCTCTCATGTAAAAGTTGAAAGAACCGGTGATGGGCTGTTCGTCGCCTTGTCGAACTGTGGTTATCGCTCCACGGTCACGGACGACGATTTCGTCTCGAACAGGTTTGTCGAATGTGAAATTGCCCTCTTCGTATGCTACTTCGAGAACAACGGCGGTTGGGGTGGTTCCATCTTTAAACTCGATTTTACCGTCCTTTTTAGCCTTTGGGACTGTTGAATAGGCCATGATTAACTCCTAGGTTGGGATTGTGTGATAAGCTGTGAACTCTATATCAAATAACATATATTCGGTTGAGTCGGTGACATCTCGAACGGACCGAGAATAACGGATTTCGACTTCTGGACGAACCGAAGCATAACTCGCAATCACTGCGTTAATAACATCCTGTTCCGTGTCCATCGCCAAATCATAATCTGTGGGATAGGCGTCTTTGGGGCGAAGACGATATGAAAACTTCACCCGAACGATTGATTCCATCATAACCCCAATGGACCGTCGCTGGCGTTCTGGCATTGCGTTTGATGTCGACATTTGGACGGCGAACCTTTTGTGGGCCACGCTGTTCTCGTTCCGCCCGAAGTAGTCCGGAGGGATATGCGATTGCGTGAAGCCTGAGACCGTCAAGACCTGAGTCGCTACAGCCGCCCGAAGTTGTGAAACGGATAATGCCATTATCGACGATACCTCGTTGTTCGATTTCGGAACCGTCCAAACATGCCCGGATTAGAAAGATAGACGACTGGGGTCTTCGCTGTTCTCAAGTCGGGCTCGTCCGCTTTTCCGTCGTGGTCATAATCATAGACAAAATTGATTCGCTTCCATTCGTCCTGATAAAGCTTGTAATGCTCTTGCGACAGGTCCAAATATCGCCCATTCGATTGTCCGAGACTCGAGTGGAAATCCCTCCAAATCAAATATAGCGATAGATGGCGATGGGCTTCGAACATGCTCTCGGGGCTGATAACGAGGTATTCAAGACCCCCGCCTTCCGTCCTCAACCGTCGAATAATGGTGAACCACGCGTCGTCAATATAGGGTTGATAGCTCGTTAAACTTGATGGTCGAAGACTTGCAAGGTCCGAATACACGCTGGTTAAGTCGCCATCATAAACGACTGGATAGAGACGACGACGAACCAAGGAACAAGTTCGTCGAAACACATAATTGTATTCGCTTATGTACAGTGACCATTCTTGAATGTATCCTTCGCCCAATTGCAGCGTGTCGGGTAGGCTTGCGGCCGAATGTGTGTAGCTCGCCACATTAGCGACAATCGTCACGGCGGCAGCGTCGACAAGTTTGTTTCCGTCGGGCTTGATAAGAGTATAACTTCCAGAATCCAACCCCACGACAGCCCCATCTCGATGAATGGTGATGTCGGTTGTGTTGGTGGCGTCTCGTTGGAGAAGCTCAACCGTTCTTGAATTTGAACTGTAAGGGGTTGAATCTGTCGACATTATCGTCTCCTGCGTTCCACGGCTTCGGCAATTCGCTTCTTAACCTGTTCGTGTGTGACCTGTGTATTCCCCGCCCTTCGTTGGGCTTCGAGAATCTTCTGAGCGGCGGCGTCCATTGCTTTTCTATCCTTTGAAAAGTTCGACATAGTAGTCTCGCCCCTTTTCTTTGAATGCTGCGATGGCCTCGGACATTCCCTTGACTTCGTCTTGTATCGCTTTCATCTTTCCGGCTAGTTCGGGGATGTGCTGTTGGCGAACATATCGGTCAATGTGTCGGGCTCGTTGGATTCGGATTCGTTCAAGGATTGTGGGATGGGGAGGTCGAACGAGTCCGTCCAATATAAGTTTGATTCTGAACTGTGCCCATTCTGCACGGTCTAAACTCTTCATCAGTTCACCCGCAACATTCTCCAGTTTAAAAAACTTGGTCGTGTAGTATTTGCCACCTTGGGCGGGATACACTCTCAAATAATCGACTTGATGGGGAAGAATGACGACATATCCGTCTTTGTTAAGATTGGCTTGACGAAGGGAGCTATCAATGCTTCGTCCGTCGGTTCGAATACCGTTCACCCCAGGGCGTTCGTATTCAGTCTGGATGTCTGGCAGCCAAACCCCTATCCGCTTGTCTTTTGCTTTGCCTTTTCCCTTGATGGTCAGGTATTCAAAACGCCATGACTTTCCATGATGTTTCAGGAATAGGGGGAAATTCCCCCGAACGGGGAGGCGTGGCGCTTGACCACTTGGCTGTGCCCAAGGTTGGGCAATGTTTGAATAATCCATAATCTGTGGGTCTCCTATGGAAGGTTAGATGGGGAGGAACAAGGGACAAAAGACCGAGACCCACTTTCTTAGTCTACATCCCAAGCCCCACCCCATAAAAAGTGGGTCTCTGTTAATTTGCTTATGCTACGGAGATAAGCTTAACGCCTCGATTGTCATCAAGAACAGCCATACCCAGATAGGCATGACCCATAACGATTGTAGAAGCTGTTGAAGCGTCACGCTCCATTTCGACAATGATGTCGCCCATTTGCATGAAGTCAGCCGCGCCCGGAATATCACTTGGAACACCAGTCGCATAACCAAGAGCCTGAACACCGAACAAGGCGCCGTTAAGGTCGCCAGAACCGTCGGTGTTGACATAGGATGAAGAATAGAGGTCAACATTCAAGAATCGACCAACAAATCCGGGGCCTTTGGCGCTGATAGCTTCCAAGGTCGCTGGGCTATATGCGAAGATTGAGTTTGACTCGTTTCGGAGGTCGTCTTGTAGCTCGGTGAGTTGCTTAGGGTGAAGGATGCCGGCGAATGGTCCGGGCACACCACGATTTGAATCGGCCTTCTCAAGTGTAAAGATACCGTCCAACATAGCGTCCACATTGAAGACAGCACCTGAAACACCAGCGGAAGCGGTGAAGTCGTCGATGGTGTCGGCTGTGAGGCTGGCGAAGTATGCTTCGTATGAACCGGCCATAGATTGGGCGATTCGGAAGACATCGATTCCGTTAGGGGTTTGGAACTCGGTTAGACCGGCGAGGTCGGTCAACTGGTAGCGAAGGGCGGCACGAACGACAGCGACATCGACATGACCATCGGTCAATGCGGTGTTAGAAGCTGCATCGTCTTCGTTTGCTAGGGCGGCGAAAGCGTCGCGACCATCAAGACCGGCTTTTCGAACTCGAATGGTGTCTGAACCCATACCATTGATTGAACCGACGAAGTCGATAAATGGGGTGTTTCGAAGATTGTTGACATCACGAAGTAGAAGACGAATCTCTTGTGAAAGCATTTGGGCGAGTCGTAAATCGCCGACAAGACTGGTATTAGTAATACCATTGGTAATAGCCATAACAGGCTCCTATGAATGAATGGTGTTTATGGTTTAACGGGCTTGTCTGCTGTTACCGGTGCGACCGTACCCATTCAAATGTAAATTAGGGGGCGGCTAGGAAACCACCCCTTAATTTGTTTATATCACAAACCTAAGAGATTTGTGAAATATATTGTGGCTGGAAGATTATTGGATAGACATTCGTGGCTAGGTGAGTGCTTGAATAAACGAACCCAACGCGAACAACATGGTCGCCGCTTGAACTGGGCGCAGTCAACGAAACTTGCCCGGCTGTGGTGCTCAGATAAACTGGTTTGCCACGGTCGCCGGTGCTGGGATTTCCGCCCGTGAATGTCACTCCTGCAACTTGCCCGCTTGTGCTGATTGCTGCCTTAACCGCTGCCCCTCCACTTGGGCCAGCCTCAAGAGCAGTCGCAACGACATTATAATGTAAAGAGCCGCCGTCAGAGTCCGCTCGTTCAAGTTCGCCGCTTGTATTTATGTAGAGTACATCGTATGTACTGACATTATTAGACCCTCTGAATAACAATTGAGTCGCTAAAGCTGCGGTGTCTTCAATCAAGAGATTTTTACCCGCCTTGACTTGGACATTGTCGCCATCACAAACCAATTTGTCATCACCATTAACCTGAAGCTTAACGGCCTGACCTGTTGGGCTGTCGATAACGATGTCGCCACTTGTGGTGGTAATTTCGACCGCTGCATCACCGGCGGCGATGTCATCGGCGGCGATTGCTCCCCCGAAGGTTTGGTCGGCGCTCATGTTAGAAGCTGAAGAACCATATTTAAAAACGAATCGGTCGTTCGCTTCGTCGGTCTTAAACTGCATTACCTTTACTTCGACGGCGGTCCCTGCGCTTACACTGCCTTGAGTAAAATCGGCGAGTTGGCAAATATCAACCAGAGAGGCCGTTATACTGTCCCCTTGGGCGAGAGCTTTAAAAAAGAATCGAGTTGAAGTGTCTTGACCTTCAAGTTCGTACAGACCATTGTTTTCTGGAAACTCGCATCCGCTGATTTGGATTATATCACCAGCGCTCCAATTGCTAACCCCAGAAGACAGAGTCATGTTATCCTTGTTAACACCGCCACCAAATTCACTGATTGAATAGGCAACCCCTAAAGGTTCAACGGTAAAAATCAAACCTGCATCTTTTGCGGAACTTGTATTTGTGTATGCGCTGTTGAGATGGATTTGGTCATCCGCTGTGGCGATTTCGCTATTTACGGTCGTTGTGGTTCCGTTGACGGTCAGGTTCCCCGTTATGATTTGGTCACCTGCGACGGTAAAGTCGCCTTGGACATTTGCTGTATCGCTTGAGTTGGGAAGCACCGGAAGATTGTTGGTGCTGTCGTATCCTAAAATATTGTAAGTAGCCATGATGGTCTCCTAAAGTTTGAGAATTGTTTGAGGGTTGACATAACAGGTCCCATTCGTGTTTCGAAGGAACCCCAATTGGATTATCGTCTTTCCGGCGGCTGTTGGTGCGGTTATTGTCGCCTGTCCACTTGTGGCGCTGACATAAACCCTTTTGCCAATGTCGCTGGATGTGAGGGAGTCAACAAAATTAACTTGTTGTGTTCCCTGGTATAAAACTTCAATGCTGTTTCCAATCGTGCCAGTTTCCATGGCTACCCCAACAGCTTGAACACCTGTATCGTCGGCCTTTTCAACAAGACCATGAGCGCCCGCCACCTTCGACCGTACAACATCCCCAGCACTTACATTTTCGTTGATGGATGTTGTTATCGAGATATGAGTGGCGTCGTCGTCGTCCCCAAAGAATCGATAAAAGGGCATTAGATACGCTCGAGAATGATTTCAATGTTTGCTGAACCTGTTTGGGCTGCGACTGCGAGTTTGTCGGCACGGTCCGAAGCTGAATGTCCGAGGTCGAACGACAGAATGTTCGCAGCCGCAACGGAGACTTTATTGGTTGGCATGGCCGCCCCATCGCTTACACTTTCCCACGCCACATAAAGGGCGGAGGCGCTTCCAACACTTACTCGTAACTTCCCCGGGGGAAGGGTTATTTCTTGCTGTGTGGTTCCACTTGACGCAATGTAATGAACTTTGGGATATGTGGTTGTTCCTGATAAATCAATGACGGCCATGTTTGACTCCTATTGTCGGTTGTAAAATGCTTTCTTGATTGCTTCTCGATTTTCTCGATAGAAATCTAAATCTTTCAGTCCTCTCTCGACAAGGTTCTCGGTCGTCGGAGGTGCGGTTATTGCCCCGTTGTTCATCCTTGGGGGTTGGGGTAAGGCTTCAACCGCTTGGGGCGCTTCCTGTGGCGCTGAGGGGGCTTCCTGCGCTTGGGCGATACCCTGTAGATGTGGACGAAGGGCGATTGGGGCCGTTGAAGGGTCCTGAACGAGACCGTCCAACCAATCATTAAGACTCTGTTGGTCTTTTTTGTTTCGCTTCGACATGGTCCGCTCATATTGCCATTCGATAAGCTCCATTTGATCGGGGTCCGTCATTCCGTATTTGGAAACGGTTTGGAATCGGTCGAACCGCCCGTTCGCTTGCTCCAGTTGTTGTTTGTATTGGTCGATTTGGGATTGTAGATTGTCAAGCGCACCGAGTCGCCCGTTCATTCCGTCGATGGTCTCTTGAAGTTGGGCGGCTTGCTGTTCTGCGTCGGCGGCTCGGGCTGACATCTTTTGGAGGCGGCTTTGTATGGCGTTCTCCATATCGCTTTTCAGGACATAAACTTGTCCGTCGTGTTCTATTGTTTTCATGGGTGGGTCTCCATTTTAAAGAAACTCGGCCCGCTCTCGTCGTATCTTGTTCAAGTGTTCGACGGCGGCGGTGTGGTCCAAGTCGGGGTTTAAGATTTGAATCGCTTCGATTGGGGAAATGAGCCCCGCCTGAAGTTTTGCGAGAATGTCTTCTCTTTGGGCCTTCAGTTCTTCAGGTCCCAGAGCTAAAGATTGATAGCTCACACGATAGCCACTTTCCGGAAGATTGGTTCCCAGGTATCGATTGCACAGGGCGGCAGATTTGGCGAGCAAGTCTTCGTCACCCATTCGGAATACTGGGGCGAACTTGCGTTGGGCTTCACGCTGTCCGGCTCGGTCAATCGAAAGGGCGTAGCCGCTTCGAGGGTCGGCGTTCTGTCGTGTGATGGATTCGGGGGCGACACCTGAAGAGACCGCAACCCGCAATTCATATTTTGCGACACTTTCCAGTAACTCGTCCGGCTTGATTGGTGGGTTGAATGTCCCGACAAGTGGTTGTCCTGTCGTGTCTGGGTCCGATTGTAGAATCAGAATAGACGAAGGGTCCGTCGAAACGGCCGCTCGTCGACTGACGAGGTCTTGGTCCATTGCATTTAACCCTGCGACGGAAGCGCCTAACATGTACTTCTGAGCCCAAGCATTGTCCCGGACACAATGCAGGAACATGGTATAGAGGACCGCACTGTTCAAAGAACCATAAACCAAGGTACTTCCGTCAAGGAAATTCCACAATTCGCCGGTCTTCTCCGCATGATAAACGGTCAAGGGGAGAAATGGTTGTCCCATCGCATTCCGAAAAGGGAAATCTTCGCCCCTGTGGGTTGGGTGTCCCATGTATAATTCGCTGACATCCTCGCCCAATGAACCGTCTTTGTTCGCCTTAAACATTCCGAACATGGGCTCGTTCATGTTTCGAATGTCGATGACATCACAGACCCATTCCTGTTGATTGGACAATGGATTGACTCGGATTCTGTATTCTCGATAATAGACAGGGATGTCGGGTTGGTCGGGGTCAACCTCACAATAGATATTGTCAGGTGTGACGCACCTATAGACAAGGCCGGGTCTATCTGGTTCAACCCCTCGAGTGTGGGGAATGACCTCAACCCGAACAACAGTCTCCCGAAGACCGAGGACCATTTGTTGAACTCGTTGCATCATGGGCCACAATCCCGCCCGTGTTGCGTATCCCTCACGACCAACAAGGGCGCTAAGGTCGGCACCTTGAGCCGTGACTGTTGGGCTATCTGTATACAGGACCGATAATTGTCTCGTCACCTGCTCGAAGGGATTAGAACTTAAATCCGAGGGGCCCCACGATTCCCGCCTATCGGGTGACAAGTGACGGCCCAATTCGTCCTCGAGGTCTTGTTCCCATGCTCCGGTCAACATCCGTTTCCGAAGTGATGTGAATTCCCATCGTTTTTGGTCAAGGTTATTGGGTGCGACTGGTTTGGTTGGGAAGCTGTAGGAAATCATTTTAATACATCCTGATTCGGGCGGGTGGGGTGAATCTCTTATGGACGGTTGGGAGTACACAATAGCGCAAGGCGTCGACCGCATGACCGTGAGGGTCCGTCGATTTTTGCGATGAGGTTCGTTTGAATGTATAGCGTTGTAAGCTCTGAATCAACTGGGTGCATTCAGGGCGAACATAAAATTGTTGTTTGGACATAATGCTATATAGCACACTCGAACCATAGTACACTGAACTTTTGAATTTTAGGGCTGTTCGGATTGTAAATGGTAGGCCGCGCGGGGGAAGATTCAAGACTCGTTCGAAAGCTCTCATTAACATCCCGTTGGACATCTTGAAACCTGTTTGTCCTCGGCCGGCGTAGTGTGCACCATCACCGGTCCAAGTACACATTGACGGGTCGACATGGTGACGCTTCAACATTTCCAGAATCCCCCGGACATGATGTTCTGGACTCGACGCCCCTCCAGTGTATTCCCCGAGGACATAGACCTTCGGCTCTTGATAGTCGGTCATGTCGATAGCCGCAAGGACGGCGACTTGGCTGTTCGGCTGGCTTCCGTGGTCGATTCCCACGGCGAACTTGTAATCGCCTCCGCTCGGAACCGGTGCGCCGCTTATCATGGACGGGTCGAAGTTGTCGAAGATAAGTTGTTTCGGGTCGATTCCGACATCCCACGACCCATTTAAGCGGGCTTCCCTGTCGATGGGGAGATAAGTCGAAGCGATGTTGTCAATTTGGGCTTGACTCAATAGGGGGTCACAATCTAACGGGGTCGTGTCTGGAACGGTTAGGGGCGCTCGATGACATGAGATACGCCCATCCTCAACCATCCGCCGAAGATAGCTGACATCCTCGCCGACAGGGGTCATGGTGATGGCGATGGTTCCAGTCTTTCCACCGGCCCCACCCCGAAGAACACGCGCGGCAAGTTCACCCCATACAGCTTCAGGAATGGGCTCGTCGATTGCGACGAATGGAATCGAAGCGGAGGCCAAGCCGAGACCCTGCTGGGCGGTCTTGATGCGAATCACGGATCCGTTCTTGAAGCGCACAATTGGCACTTGACCACGGAAGCCCTTCCCGTGAATGAACACACAATCGTCCATCAACATCCCCTCGGGTATCATCTCGAAGAGCTTTTCTTGAATGGTTCGGCTTTGGTCGTGGCTATGCGTTATCAACCATGATTCGTTTGGCGCAGGGTCAGTTTTGAGATATGGGTGACAATCAAGGGCACGATACAAAAGCGCCATGACTGACGCCCTCGTTTTGCCTACCTGATTTCCTCCTAGCAAAAGCTTGATGGGGCTTGGGTCCTGTAACCATCGAGCCTGTGGGGGTGTGGGCCTGAAGTACGACATCGGATTGATAGCCGCCCTTCGTTTCAGTTGGAGAATTTGACGGGTGAGGTCAATCATCCTTCACCAACAAGCCTTGATACTTCAGCGGTTCGATGTTGTAGCAATAGAAATCGACGGCTTCATACCAATCGCAGTTTAAATCTTCACATAAGACTTCAATCAATTTTTCGAAATCATAAACAACCTGGGGTGCATGTTGGATTATTGCTTTGTCGTAAGTCGACCGAGGCTCAAGATAAATCATCTAATAATCCACTGTTTAAAATGTGAAGACCAATATATTCCGAACATTGGGGGACAATCGCATTTCCTAACGATTTTAATCGATGCTTGTCCAGTTTGGCGGAAACCCCATCATCCATTCTACGAATTCCGGACAAAGTTGTTTTTTTTTCCCAATAGTTTCTAATGTGTATCCGTTCATTTTTGCTATCTCGACATTTAAACACACTTTGCGTTTCCATTGGCTTGGTGTTGTTGGGTTGTTTTTGGAGGCGTTCACTGTTGGGGTAGGCAACACAAAACCAGCGCCGTCGCAAATGACACGCTCCGAATTGTCGAGCCGATATAATGTTCCATTCTGCATCATACCCGACTTCGGAAAGTCCTCCAAGAACTGTTGATAGTCCCCTAGTAATGATAATTGGAACGTTTTCCAAGATAACGACTCTTGGTCGTAGTTCACTAATAATTCTGAGCATTTCAAACCAAAGACCTGACTTTTCACCTTCTAAACCCTTCCCTTTTCCGGCTGTCGATATATCCTGACAGGGGAAGCCCCCACATAAGATATCCACCGATTCTAAATTGTGAGACCCAACAGTTCGAACATCGTCGTATATTGTCGCATTGGGCCAATGTTTCTTTAATACCTTTTGACAAAATGGTTCTTGTTCCACTTGCCAAATTGTTTCTGAACCTGGGATGGCTCGTTCGAGACCAAGTTCGAACCCACCAATCCCCGCAAATAATGAACCTATCCGAATCATAAGCGCCTATCGAATAGCTCGACACATTCTTTATAGGCTTCGCCCAGCTTGGAACATTCTTTCAGGATGACGAGCTTGTTCTGAATGTTGGATATTTGTTCGCATTCTCCACCTGAAGTTTTCGAATCAATCCCCCGGGTAGTCATGCGACAAAACATTTCACGACAAAGGAGGTCCCCATTCGTGGCGATATATTCCGAAGAGCAAGGGACTTTTAAAAGGTCGGGCTGTGTTAGATTCTGGCTTGGTTTATGAAGGGCGATTGTGGATTTGACGATGTCTTCGACATTGACGGTTTCGGGTTCGGGCTTCCTTCGTTCGACGACAACCCAAGCCGAAGTCGTGAGGGCTACCCCACCCAATAATCCGAGTACTATTAACATTTTATTATCCTTAAATGACATGGCTGTTTAACTCTATATCTGATTCTATTTCATTCCCCCAAGCGGCCCACCCTTCGGTTTTTTGTCGTGCAAAAAGCTCTATCCTTGGCACATCACCCAAGAGTTCTTCTATTTTTGAACGAACGATGTCGGGTTTTTTGCTGTGGCGTTCTATTCGAGCGTCAATGATTTGGTGAACGGAAGCGCTGACTCGTTTGGGCTTGCCCTTCGTCGCTATCAAACACAATTCACTATTCGACCGAGTCCAGTATCCCAAGCCCCAAAACCAACTCGGGCTTTTCTTGTTTCGTTTCACCCAGTTAAATCCACATGTCTTGTATTTGAAGCCCCAAGACTCTATCGTTTCCAATCCCTCTTTCAAAAGGGGAAAGGTCACCCACAGAAAAAGCACACAATCTTTATCCGCTATGGTTGAGACTGGTAGCCTCTTAATATCGTCAATCGTCATACATGGATAATGTTGTTCTGGGGACCGGCCCTTTCCCTTGTTGCTATAAGTCTTGAAGGTCCAAGGGGGGTCCGCATAAATTATTTGATACTGAGTCATGTGGTCCCCTTGAACGAGACGACATTCGAAGTATCCATTGTTAGACGAGATTGGAGGCGTTGACGAAGAACCGGCGGCATCGACAGAACAGCCGCTTCGATTTGTCCGATGAGTTGTTCATCGGTCATTCGCTCAAGTCCGTCTTCGGCTTGTTCGCCTTCCATCGTGCGCAGTTCTGAGACCATCGAAACGAGTTGACGCTGAAGGGCGGCGTACGCTTGCCAAGATTGCGCTTCCGCAGCTCTAGCGATAGCCTTTTGGAGGTCCTCGATTTGGGACTTCAGCAACTGGACAGGGTCACTGGTTTTCTTTGCTGGTTCCTCGTCGGGGATGTTCATGGGTGCGTTCAGTCGATAGAGGTATCGTCGTTCAAGTAACCAAGCCGCAGCCCTCCAGTCTTTCCGGCTTCCCTCTTCGATTCGTTTGAGCATGAACTGGGACCGTTCATGATTGGCCGCTTGGACTTGTCGAAAGAACTCGGCCCACATTGGCGTCTCTGCGTCACGACCCTTTCGAAGATATTTGTAAAATGTTGAGGGTGCAATCCCTGCGGCTTCGGCTGCGAGCTTGTAAGTCGCTCCAATCCGTAGGGCGTCAATCGCCGG